TCAGGTTTGTACAATGTTAATTCTTCCTTTGCTACTTGTTTGAGCTCAGGAAAGTCCCAACGACCTTTTCTAGCGTTTAACAAAATCAAATGTGTTTCTGTTCCTTCGTCAGGATAGAACACACCCCATGTTGTAATGGCAGAATAGTCAGCAGACTCTTTTTTTGAAAACGCTGTATCATAACTTTGAATTTTAAAAGCACACTCAGGTGGATCTTCCTTGTCCCAAATGTTCCACCACTCACGTTTAATAATACTAGATCCATCATAGGTAGGATTTTGTTGCCACTGTGCATTCCACTTACTTGGAACCAAAGAAGCTTTAACTTTATCAAGCTCCTCCAACTTCCAATACTGTGGCCATATTGGTTTTCTAGTTTCATCGTCATCGTCTTCTAAAATTGCCGGGAATTCTATGATGTCCCACTTATCTGCTTTGAGATCTCCCATCTTTTTTACAAGATTACCTGTAAGGTCCTTGTCAGACCATCGAGTCATAACAATAACTATGCTTCCACCTGGTTGCATACGCTGTCTAGGTCCTGAAGTGTACCACTCGTAAGCGTTATCCATGGCTGTTTCAGACAAAGCATCTTGTTCTGAGTGAGGATCATCAATAATTAACAGATCAGCACCTCTTCCTGTTATTGCACCACCAACACCTGCGGCATAATACTCTCCACCAAGGTTAGTTTCCCACCTTCCTGCCGCCTGATTGTCAGTTCTTAACGTTACATCAGGAAAAACTCCCTTATATTCCTTTGTGTTCATTAAATTTCTAATTTTTCTACCAAATCTTATGGCCAACTCACCTGTGTGAGTCGCTTGAATGATTTTTAGTCTAGGATTTTGCCCTATCATCCATGCCGGGAATAAAAATGAGGCAAACTCACTTTTTGTGTGACGTGGGGGCATGTTAACTATCAGTCTTTGGTTCTTACCTGTCAAAAATTTTTGAAATTTTTCTGCAATCTTAACGTGATGTGGTCCCTCAACAAAATCAGGCCACATAGATTTTACAAATCTTAGAAAATTACCACGAGCTTGTTCTTGTTCTATCTTTTTTCGAAGCAATACCATCGCCTTTAATTGGTTAGAGTCTAATTTTGAGTAGTCTATATGCATATTTTACTCCCATAGTGTGTAAATGTTGCTAGACCTAGGTCGCCGGTGCTAGTGCGTGGGCCAAATTTTTGGGGCCCGCGAACCGTTGATTTTATTGACTTTTTCATTTGCTCTAAGTACCTAGGATATTTGTTGCATAATGTTTATTATCGGAACGATAACCACTATATTTTTCAACACTTTTAGCGTTCCGTGGACCGTTGGCTCTATATATTGTATGCATTGTTCAAAAAAACCTTGATCAGGTCCCATGTCTGACCCACCCTGACCGTGCAAAGTGGTTCATTTTCAACATTTTCTTGCGTAAAGTTAATATCGGTGGATCTATACAGAAAAAACGCTCTCTCTTTAAGGGACCGTTGCAAGATAAACAATCCATCAACATGGTTCTTGTATTTATGATGGAACGCTCTTTGATGTGGCCTAAGACTTTGTAACAATCTAGAACGATCACAAACTTTACATTCCATAAACAAAGCCTGTTTGTTTTTGTTAAATAAAATTAAATCAGGGAAGCCATTTATTGTAGTAGTTTCAATCCTTATTGGCTTAAACTCTGAAAGCTTTTCTTTTACCAATTTATATAAATTCTTTTCAGCACTCATAAAAAATATACCGTTACACCTTACAGATATTTTTACAATTTGGTACTAGAGATTTTTCCATAACTTCTTTTAAAATAATCAATTTGGAAAAAGGGTTCAATTACCTAGAGCATCACACTAGTCACACTACTCAAAACTAGAAGTGTGATGGGTAAAACATTGATAACAAAAGCTAAACAACATTACCGGACACTATCACACTTGTTTTAAAATTTTTTTTATTTTTATTTTTATTTTTTCAAAAAAACCTAAGTACTGTGATAGCTGTCCACGGTCCACGGTAAATGTCGCAATTTGCAATAAAATATCGTAAATATCAAAAATAAAAATACCCTTTAAATCCATTTTAAGAGCCATAGAGCATATAATAAATTATCATATAAAATCATACACGGACACCTCTAAAACGCTCTTAAAACGCAAAAAAATGCCTGTGGATAACTTACCCACTCGTAATAATTTATGACCATTTTTTTTAACTTTTTTTCATTATTTATCATTTTTTATTAGGTAATATCATAAAATAGTGTAAGGTACACATAATGACAAACCATACTTTAGAAACCACACTAGAAGACAATAGGCCAGTT